ACAAGTTTTTCTTCCATATCTACGTCATCAAAAGGAAGTTGTTTAAACCATTCTGGCAGTCTAAGTTCATCTGTAGGATATGCAATACTAGTAAATCCTAAAGGATTAGTTTTCAGCGAACATACTACCACTTTCATTCCGTCAACTATTTTTTGACTATAATTGTCACCATGCATTTTACGCAAATAATTATAGTTTAACGCCGCTCTAACATGACCTGGCATGTTTGCTTTGCCGGTTTTGCTTCTTAATTCTGCTTCATAATAATAGGTCAACTTGTTGACACTTTTGGGCGAACCTTTAATCCAACTGTCTTGTTGCCCTAGCCAACTTTTAAAATCGCGTATTTTTTCAACAACTTCGTCTCTGGAATGACCATCAAGAGTCATTTTTAATATTTTCATCAAAAAATCTTGAACATACTTAGGAGTATCTGCTCTTTTTAAATCCAAGCCCATTGCTTTAATTTTACCAGTATCTCCGTTTTTATCTAATCTTTTGCCCTCTTTATCAAAAATGTTAATTGCATAACGTTTTTTAGTAATAAACAAAGCTCTGTCACCAATTAACTCTCTGGATGCTTTAATAATATTACCGTTTTTCCTAGGACAATGAAACGCCTTTTCCATAAAAGAAGGAAACGTATTGTTGACCTCTTCTGCAATTTTATCGTATATCTCTATACAGGCTTCCTTAGACCAAGATATTTCACCTTTCTTAATTTGGTCTTTAATTATGGGGTATATGCTAAAATAACAAGAGTCAGTATCGCCATAAACAATTGCTTCTCCGTCATGCTCATATTTGCCAGTAATAATTTCATTAATCTGGCTCATCATATGTTTAACAATTTGTCTGCCACATAATGTAACACTTTGACCAATTCTCTTATCATAATATCTACAATGTACATTTAATAGTGCCCCATAAGCAGAGTTAAGGAGAATTTTTCTAACCAATTGTCTTTTATCATAATATTCATAGGCATTTTTAGCTGCCTGCTTATCCATCTTGATGATTGTTCCATCAAGAATCAAATTGTTTTTTTTCATGTAATTTTTTAGTTTTTCTGAATCACCAAGATTTACTAATTTTTTTATATCCTCAATTATAGACATCAAACTTCTCTTCCATTATTTTCTTCATCAAGAAGTTTTCTAATTTTTTCAGCTAATTCTTCTCCTATATCAATACCTATTTCTAAACTAAGAGCTTCTTGAGCTTGTTTTTGGATAGATTTACGTTCTGTATACCATCTACTTAGCAGTCCAGGGATAATACCTTCTTTTTCATATGTAAATATAGTCCCATTAGCAGACAACATCCACGGGTTATTACTATCAAAAATCATTTTCCATATTTCGGCTGCACTTTTTTCTTCGCTAGTGCCGTCTTCATAATCAATAGTAAGAATAGTGCCTCTTTCTTGGTTCATGATAGCAGTATATTCTAAGGAACCAAACAACCCTTCATAAAGAATAGAACCGGCAACTTCATCATCTTCAAAGTCTTCATCATCTTTATTTTTCCTCTTTTGTTTTGCTAACATTTTACCTTTTTCTTGGATATAACGTTCTGTCAAAGTTTGCCTTACTTGTCCTATAATTGTTTCAGGAGCCATATTTAATGCACGAATAGTCGAAGGGTATAGTGAATTAATATCAACTGCTCCCACCCATTCATGTATGCCCTTCTTGGGAACAGCAACATATGCACCTGCTGCGGCTTGTTCCTCTAAAATTTTTCTTTTATCAGGAACAACAAAACCTCTTTCATGTGCTTCGTTATAAATGGCCATTTCAATCATGGCCACAGAACCCATTACTGTAGGAAGTAATACTGTATTTTCATGGGCTAGAGCGTTGGCTAAGTCAAGAAATTTTAATTTGTTATGTATCTTGACTATAAGCATGGTATCTTGTCTATTATATTCAATAAACTTTTTAAAATCTTTATTATAAAGTTGGTCTAGGCTACCTTCATATGCTGTTTTTCTTTCACCTACTTCCATTTCGCCAATAGCATCTAAACTATAACTATGTCTACTTTCATAATTATATTTTTTATATAATTGTAGATAATCCATATGGATTCTACCTACCAAATCATATGTAAATTCTTCTTTACCAAACCTTTCGTATTTACGAAGTTTAGGAAGTTGCCCAAGCAAACAAAACTTTCTTGTATCATCCTTGCTCATGATACGAGTTACACGATTTACACAATAAGGAATATCATATCCCTCGCTGTTCCAGCCAGTGATAATATCTGCATCCTCAATCAAATCAAAAAACATTTCAAACATTTCAACTTCACTTTCAAAGAGAATGCAATTTGAAAACTCTTTGGTTAAATCCATTGCGGTTTCTATGCTTATAGATTTGGGAGGTATAGCCAAAGTTATAAGTTGATCCAGCCAGTCCAAATAAACTGATATTGCAGTTACTTTATTAAAAGGATCATCGGTAGGACTAAAACCTCTCTCAGGGTCAAAGTCCACCTCAATATCAAAAAAGCAAGTATGAAGTTTGGGGGGTTCTACACCTAAATAATTATCACTCAGGCACCTAAACACTGGATTTATATCACTTTCATATAAAGTTTTACCTGAATGAATACGCTTTTCTTTTTCAAATTCTTGTCTTTTCTTAGTTGAAAATCTAGAGACCTTTTCGCCGAAAATAGTACGATACTTTCCCTTAGGATCAGGATAATAGAATACATAGTTTGCAGGATATTCCTTGTATTCTCTTTTACCCTCAGAAGACCGTTCTATTACATAGATTCGGTCTTTATTTGTGTCATGTATAGCATCAACATAAGACATTTTAGATTATGCTTTACCCGCAACTTCTAAAATTTCGTTAAGTTCAGCATTTTCTTCATTTGTAGTCTGTAAAGACTGCTTATAAGCTATCTTGATAGCCTTTTTAAGAATAGATGGCTTAATTTCAAGTTCTTCCGCAATATGCTTTATTGTATCATTCAAGCCTTCATTTAGAGTTTCAATTTCTTGAAGTGTAGCAATCCCTTCATTTACAATTTGCTTAATCTTAAGTGTTGCTTCTGCATTAAATTGTCTGGACATATATTCTCCTTAATTTACCGTAATACCGTAGTATTATACATCGTCTATTGGACTATATCAACTATTTGTTTTATCTTTTATACCCCGAAAAGATAAATAGTAAAATGAGTAAAGATATTAAGCCAGCGGGATATAATGTAGACCGCGAAATTCAACTATTGAAGAAAAAATCCCCCCCCCCTGTCTACTGCTTCTAAAGCTACTGACTAGGAATAAACAATTGACCAATTATTGAAATATGTAATTATTCTTTTTTCCATAAATTTTAATCCATTTTCCAGCAATCATATCTGCTTGCGACTCAACGGGGCTTCCCGGATAACTATCACCCGAATCAATCATCCCCAACTCACTTTGTTTAACATGTGTTAATTCATGTGCTACTGTTCTTAGTATGTCTACCAAATTTCTATTCTTAGCATACACCCAAATTTTTTCCGAACCGGGAAAGTATCCTCCTGTATGATGATTTTTACGCGCTTCTTCCGAATCCATACTCAATTCAATAGTCACTGGACTTTTTATTCCTAATTTTTCAATCATCCAATTTTTGAATTTTTCTACTTCGGTCTTGATATCAACTTGTTTAACTACATTATCATCTTCAGAAAGGCCCTCCGCACCCCCGCTTCCGTCACCCGACCACTCTCCGGAAAAATAACCAAATCCTGGGTAAAAATAACCTCCATATTTTCGTTTGGTGTTTTTGCGTTTTTTCTTGCGTTCAGTTATGAATTCTCGGGCTTTCATTATTTTATTTGCTTTCTGGATAAATAGTTATTTTTGATAACCAAATTACTGTATATTTATACAAGTTATAAAAAGATAGGGAAGAATTAAATCTTCCCTATCCAAATTTCTAAAAGTTATTTTTTTTATTTAACTAATTAAAATCTAATACCCACACCTACAAAAGCTCCGTGGTTACCAACACCCTGTTCAAAGTCGCTATAGCGATATTCGACCTTTGCATAGAGTGCGCTATTTGGTGCCCATTCAAGACCGCCACCAACGGCTACTCCATTAAGAGTATTGTTGAACACGTCCTTATAATTGGCCCAACCGACGCGAGCAAAAGGCATGAGATTGTTAGTAACAGCAACCCCTGCACGAGCACCAACACCAAAAGTACGAGTGTCTTCAAACGGATTGGTTACAGTGCCTTCTACGCCTAGAACAAAATTCTTGCCAACAGCAAAATCAACACCGGTATCAACGCCATAAACAACATCATTAGCGTCTAGCGACCCAGTGACATCATCATGTCCTACGACCAAACCTACACGAGGCCCGGTAAAATTGCTGTTGTCTGCCATAGCAGGAGTTGCAGCAAAAGCTAAAGTAGCAGCCAAAGCTGCAAATGTAAAGTTCTTCATGTACTAATTTCCCTTCTTTTAGTTGAAATGCTGATTGTTATTGTCAGCTTGAAAACTATAGCAACGATATTATTAACTATCAATTATTTTGGGCAATTAATAGGTTGAGCTAAATTATTTAAAAATTCTTCATTGCATCTTTAAATGCATCAAAACTTTGAATAGCTTGCTTTTGCATGTCTTCTCGGCGTGCTGGTTTTAAACTTTGATACTTATTCAAAAAATCAGTCATCATATTAAGAGAAATATGTTCGGAGTTTCCATCTTGGAATTTGATAGGGAAATTCCCGTTGAGGTCCATACTCTTACGAATTTGAATAACAATATTTGGTACCTTATCATCTTCAGGATCGCCAAAAATTTTGTTAAGTGACTTGTTAATCTTCATGAGATATTGCCTCTTATATTACAAACAAGCACACGTTTTAAATCCATTTGATGTTTTTGTCAAGTTATAAATCACCAGTGTACGGGATTGCTTCAAGGTCCATATTTTTAGTCCAAGGTATTAAATGTTTAATTTTTTTGATAGCTTCTTCTGGACTTGTAGCAGAAATAGGTTTTCCAATCGCTTGGGCACCTTTTTCTCTAACTTTATAAAGTTTAATATTGTTAAATTTATTGATTATTCCTTGTTTGTTTAAGCTTTCCATTTGAGTTAAATATATCTCTGTAGCTCTTCCTTCATTAACATCTGTAGGTATCGCCAAAGTAAAACTTTCTGGAAGACCTTCATATAATGCATTGGCTATAAATTTAGCTTCCTTTTTAGATGTTGCTGCTACAAGTTGTTGATTTGAATTTTTATAATTGATAACTATGTACAATACAGGAGCTTTATGTATCACATTCTCATCTTTTTTAATTTGTTCTATTGTATAAATTTTAATATTATCTAAATATGATTTTCTATAGTAATTAAAATATAATGTTGCTCTAGAAATGGCAATATTTTCATTTTCACCACTTATTACTGTTGCTTTAGGATAAAAATCATCAAGTAATATTACAAATATTGGCTCACCCTTTCGTATAAGCACTTTGCTAAAATCGTCGGGAAAATTTTCGGTTTCACCAAACACTCTAGCATCAAGATCCAAATATCTAAC